GCTCGCGGAAGCAACGAACGAGCAGCTCGAACTCTTCAGCCTGTGCTACATGCAGTCTCTTGTGAACTGCATTCAAAATCTTCGTAGCTTGGTCGATCAAAGCCAATGTAGTGCCAACGGGTGCGTTGTCCCGTCCCTCGCCTACTTGCAGTTCGCTTGTCGTGCCGACGCGCTGTCCAGTCTCGACCATATTGAGAACAAGGTTCATCAGGGCTTGCCCCGGCTCCTTGTATGGCAAGGCCATGATCGCTTGATTGATCGGCAATCCACCCGTCTTCACTAACGCTCCGCCGCCCGGAGGGACGCGGAATATGTTGGTGTTTTGTCTCGCGCCCGTGTCGGCCATTAAGAAGCCGGGGAAGTTGGCATACATACCTGCGTCCAACATTTCGCGCCAAGCAGCAGTCACCGCGTTAGTAGTGTTACCAAGGATGTGCAGTAGACCAATATCGTAAAAGCCCATACCGGGGACGAACGTATATTTAACAAAGTTGTTTCGCGCTTCAGGTAGTTCATCGCCTTCTTCGCCAGTCGGTTCATCGTAGTTTCTTACAATGGAAAGAATCTCTTTCGAGCTCTTGTCGATTGTAACACGATATGGAATTTCTAAACCCGTCTCTTTGCCTTTATATTTGTGCTCAAAGCCAAATATATCTAGCTCACAATAGATCTCATACACTTCCCTGTCACGATCTTCAGGGTTGCGTGCATCAAGACTGATTCCTTGTTGCTCCATCTTCTCACGCTGAACAGCGTCATAGTTTTCTGGAGCAGGCGTTGAAAGATCTACATCACGATACACGCCAAGGATCTGCAGGCGTTTAACAGTTGAAGGCCGCATCATAACGCGATGCGTGATACGCTTTGCCGTGCTTAGGTCTGTGGCGGCGTTGTTAACGATAAGATCGTCAGCGTCGACGCTTTCACTAACCGGCCTTCCGCGAAGAGGGCAGAAATAGACTTTCTTGAAAGCGGTCCCTCCAAAACCAAGCATGAATAACATTCGGTCGGTGTCGGGATAATACTCTCTTGCGATGGCGGTGAGGTAATGGTTGAGGTCTGTTTCGAGCGCATGAGCCAGTTCATCCTCTTGAAGAGTATCACCGTCTGTCTCGCTCCGAACCTTCACCGGCCCATCAGTCGGAAGCATCTCGCTGCGGGCGTTAGCCTGAAAGCGTAGGACTGCTTCAAGTAGGAGCGGGTGGCGCACTTTGCTCATGCCCTCCACAGGCGCTCCGTCGGATGCGCCCTGAAGGCCCGGAATTTCGATCTTGAGGCCAAGCAACTTAATGCCCTGCGCTCTGTCTTCAATCCAGTCTCCGCGGCTATCCAAATCATCTTGAACGCCACGAAGTAAGTCATAAGAAATACGCTGCAACTCGCCTTGGTCGATGTCGTCGACTAGGTTCGCAAACCACTCTTGTGCTCTCTCTGCATCACTTGGACCGTCCACTGGACGGCCATCAAGTGATACACTGATGGAGCCATCATCATGCTCAATACGCAGAATGTTACCTTTGTCGTCGGTCTCTGGCTTGTCGACGCCATCGTCGATCTCAACCATTACATCCTGTGCGCCACCGAGGCCTAGCGGCTCTCCCTGTTCTTGACGAATATTAGGATTAAGCCCCGGCGTCATTGGCATGATCAATGTCCTTTGGCGTCAATAAGAAGACGCGAAATCTCTTCAACGAAACGGTCTAAGCCCTCTCGAGCCGCCATATTATCATCTTTAACCTGTATATGGTAGGTGCGCACATAGTCGTGCGGCTCCTTCCCCCAGACAGTCACTTTAAACTTGCCGAGGCCTTGGCCGTGGGCTGGCGGGCTTTCAATGACGTCCACGACTGCATTTGCGGGTATCATTATTCTTTCCTTGATTAGACTGGGTAAAGCGGCTCGTTATTTGAGCCAACAATAACTCTGCTCTCGTCCAGCTGCGCTGTGTATTCTGCGCCCCTGACCAGCAGGCCAATGTCGCGTAAGTGTTTTAACGCCATACTGGTCGTATCGACAAGGTCGTCGTGCTTCGCTTTTGGAAATACAGCAAGCTGGTTAATTACCATATCTGACCACGTCGTCTCAGGCATATGGATTATGCCCTCGGCAAATAGGTGCTGAACGCTATAGAGACGGGAAAGCTTGTCCTGTCCCTTGGGATCGATGAGCTGCACCGCAAACTCCTCGTGCCCATACATGCGACGGAGCTCTTGCGCCACGCTATAGCCGGAAGCCTTGTTCTCGACGAGCAGCTTGAGGACGCCGTAGCGGTCCATCGTTTCTTGGACCTTTTCGACGAGCTCGTGCAGCTCGAGGCGCTCCGCCCACGCATACATGAGCATGACCTTGGGTCGCTCTTCGCGATATTGCCTGTCAAGCGCAGTTAGTGACCCATCGTAAGCTGTTGTGCGGTTGGCTTGCGCCATCCCATCGCCGCTCGACCACACGCCCCAGACCGTCATCGCTGAAGGGTCGTTGGAGGTCTTGGTCGTATAGGCCGTATCGATTGCCGCGATGACGTAATCAAAAGCTGGATAGGTTGGGCGGTTCCACGTTGGAATCCACTCGCGCCGAATCACGCCGCCACCTCGAGGAGATGGCATCTGCTGGAACTGAGCTGCCGCGGCCCACGGACCCATAATGATCTCGTCGCGCTCGACGACCTCTTCCGGAAATCTATCCGGAAATAACAGCTCGCCCTCTTCCGTCCGATGGTCCTCGAGGCCAAGCATTGTCGGCTGCGCCCTCGATGGGTCGAATCGCATTGGCAGGGAGATGTAGTCGTATGGAAGACTTCGATCCAACACTGAGCCTATAATATCGTCCTCCGCGAGCCTTTGTTGTATTATAATGATGGCTGACTTCTTGGGGTTTACGAGACGTGTCGGGATCGCCTCAAAGAATTGCTGGTTGGTTGTGTCTTTGATCTGCTGCGATGCAGCGTCAGAAACTGACAGGATGTCGTCACATATGATTCGATCTGCACGAGCGCCGGTTATTGAGTTGATGGCGCAGCACTGGCGAAACCCCATCGCCGTGTTTTCAAACTTCTGCTTCTGGTTTTGATCTTTCTGCAGGACGACGTGCGGCCACCTGTCGCGATACCAATCTGATTCGATAAGACGGCGCATCTTGATGCCGTCTCGAATCGCCAGTTCTTGGCTGTGCGAGATACAGATGTAACGCATGTGCGGCTTGTAGCACGGCCCCCACTCAAAGCTTGGCCAGAAGACGTTGACGAGGAGCGACTTCATAGAGCCCGGAGGCACGGCAATCATGAGACGGTTGTAGAAAGATCCGTCGTCGAACTCTGTTTCATTTGTAATAGCAAGGAGCGATTCTGCAATGAGGTCTATGTGCCAGTTGTGGATATATTCAGATCCGGGCTCAATCGCCGCCCACGCCTGCTTAACAAACTCTGCGAAGCTTTCTTCGCACTCAGCTCTTGTGATGTCGATGTAGCCTTGGCGTGCGTCTACACGCTTTCCAAATGCTTCAACTATTACCGGCTTCAGGCTCATCGAATATTGCTTCACTGTCCATTGGTATCATTATATAGCCGTCGTCGAGCATATTTTTAAGATACAGCATTATTGCTTTCTCTACATCAACCTCAGACTTCGCGGCGGTTAATGCATCGTTGTGCGCCACGATGATTGTCTTCAACGCCATTCATGATCTCCTCAATAATATCGCGCTTGCGTTGTGCGACCTTATGCTTCTCGACAATGTATGGCGTGTAAGCATCATACTCTTTAACAATCATTGCAGCGCGCTCGCGCTCCTCGAGCCTTATGCGCTTCTCCAAAAAGTATAGGTCATCGATTAAAGCTTCGATGTGCTTCTCTGTCTGCGTCAATGCGTTGTCCCCTCGGTCCACATTGCCATACCGTTTGATGATGCGACGTTAACAGTCTCTGTTACGATATTAGAAAAGTTCTCTAACGCCCGTGTCGCGTCGTCTGCTGAGGCTAGATCATTGCATAAGATGTAAGAGACAGTCGACGCCATAACCTGAAATGCGGCCTCTAAGCTTTGCATTTCATATAACATGCCGAGGACTTGAGAAACAGTTTCTGCGACCTCTCTCATCTCTTCATGTGAGAGCTCGACCTCTTTCATTTATCTGCAGTCTTCAAAGCCGACATGAATATAGTTTTCAGAACGTCGCGCTGCTCAGGCTCAAGCTGGTCCGCATCAATCTTGTGCGCCGTCTCCGTTTTTATGGCTCCGCCATCGGCTCCTGTATGTTCAATCATTTGCTTTTCGCTATATCTCTTAGGAGCAAGACGAGCGGCGTGCCATTGCCACGCAGCAAGCTTTACGCGATCAGCGTTGGCTGTGTCATTCGTGGTTTTATCTGCCATATCTAAGATCTTCCACGCGACAAAATCACCGAGGCCCTCACGGGCGCGCGTTAAACGTGTCCATAATTCTGGGCGCTCATCCATCCACTTATAAACGGTAGACCTAGCTGGCATTGTCTCATCTAAGCAAATAGCGACAAGATCTTCGCCGTTGATCATGCGCTCACAAATTTTATCTATCACCTCTTCCGAATA